AACACTTTTTACCGGTCTACGAGACTTCATCTCTTCGACCTTCAAAAAGCTGACCAAAAACACTTTTTACCGGTCTACGAGACTTCATCTCTTCGACCTTCAAAAAGCTGACCAAAAACACTTTTTAAAAAAAGATATGCAATAGCATTTAAAATACTATGCAATGATTCACAAAGTGAAAAACCTATGCAATAGCTTTTAATCAACCATTTCAATTTCACCCATTGAATAATTATAATTTATAAGTACATATTCTGCAATAATGCGCATATCATGATCTTTACCAGTTAATAAAATATTATAAAAATTTAAATTAAGATACAGACCTCGTATAAATGCATTTTTTAATTCGCAATTAGCTATAGTATTCATAAACCATTCAATAGATCCACTAGATCCGCCAATATCTATAATTTTTTGCAATAAGTACCCAGATGAGTATGCCAAATTGACAAGTTGCTCTGTAGTTGCTATATCCATTGTGCTAGTTACGACTGTTGGTGCATCAGTTACGACTGTTGGTGCATCAGTTACGACTGTTGGTGCATCAGTTACGACCGTTGGTACATCAGCTATGACCGTTGGTACATCAGTTACGACCGTTGTACATATATAATTTGCAATAATTTCTATATCTCCAATGCTACCATTAAGTATAATATTATTAGAATTTAAAAAATTGCATAAATTTTGTATAAACATATCTTGCAAATTACTATTTGTAAGTATGGGAATAGATTCTATAGCTCTATCTGCATTCATTCTTCGTATAATAGGCACTAATTGCCCAGATCTAAATGCTGCATCAAAATATTGAAATGTTGTAATTGAATTCATTTTTTAATTCAAAAAAAAATAAATATTCAAATATAAAAAACACTTTTTACCGGCCTACAAGACTTCGTCTTTTTGGCCTTCAAAAAGCTGACCAAAAAAGTTTTTTGGGTAGTCTTTCACTTTTTAAAAAAAAGGCTTATTTGGTAGGCCGGTAAAATAAGTTTTTGTGAACTTTTTTTTAAAAAAGTCATTTAACAAAGTAAAAACCTATATAGCGGCCCTTTTAGTTGTTTTTTGTGAACTTTTTTTTTAAAAAAGTCATTTCACTCGTTTAAATACAACTTCGCAATATAATGATAAATATTCTTTATCATTTTCAGTAAGGAATGAATATGTCCTATGATCTTTAGCCGAAAATCTTGCAAAGACTTTATCTAAAGTTTCAAAGCTTTCTCTCTTAAATCCTCTTTTTTTAAACTCTTTTGTAATTGCATTCACATTAACTAAATATTCTTCGTAATATTTGCCCATACTAAATGGTAGCAATACTCCAATTTTTTGGCCACAATATTCCAAATTACTACTTGAATATCTCCTTTCTATTGAATATTTAAGAATATCATTTTCATATAATTCCCATTTTTCTCCTGTGGAAATCTTTAATTTTTTAAATAAATTATGTATAGATTCGCCACAAAAGCATGTAATGCAAATTAATCCATTTTCTGCAACTGTCTCTTCTGCTATGGTCATAAAATTAGATATAGATTCACTAGTTCCTAAAAAGTAATGAAATGCCAAATTACATACAATGGCATCGCACATACCCATACCCAATCGCTTACACTTATCTACAATAGATGAAGACTCTTCATGGTTTATATCAGATAATATAATATATACAGATGTCATACTACCTTTACGAGAGCCTTTATGCTTACTCTGTTTTATAAATTGCTTTCTTCTTTCAATTAATGTAGTTAATGCACTTCTATCCTGATCCAATGCTATTAAATTACGCACCCCTGCATTAAAATATCTACCTAAATCCTGCCCCTTTCCAGCTCCTATATCTAATATCCAAGTTGCGTGTGATAGTGCCTGAATTCTTTCTCCCTTTACAAAATTTATAACCTTTACCATAGCATCATATTGCTTTCCTTTAATAGTTTGAAAATATTGCTCATGGTCTTTTTCCCACAATTCATTAATGGAAAATGGATTAATATAATTTAGCCATATATCTTCAGCGGTAAATATATGATTACCATAATAATTTGCATCTGGAGCCCTATCATCTCGAATTTTAACAATTTCCCAATCTACAAATAATGCCCCACCACCTGCAGCGATACAGTCTCCCTTGCATCTAAATTCAATAATTTTATTATCAAGAGTATCTGGGGAGGCGGCTGCTGATGGATGCTGATATATATATGCATATGGAACATCTGGCGGCGAAAATTGTATAGGGATATATGTTGGATTTTCATTTATATTTTTTCCAAATATTTGAGTATAATATTCACATGTCTTTAATGATAGCTTTTCCATTTCATAAATATTTATTCCTACAAATAAGAAATATATTTTATGATCTTTTTTTTCTATAAATGGATGCTTTCCTAATAATTCTCTTGGGCATCTTTTTACTAAAAAATCTATAGTGTTGTCCTGTGTGGATTTCCATTTATATGATATAGTCAATTCATATGGTTTTTCATTTTCTATAAATATTAAGCCATCTTTTTGATATGGTTTAGGTAACTCATATGCTTGTTTAATAATAGATTCTAAATATTCAGGATCATCATTTTCTATCAAATGGATTGATTTTACTTGTGCAAATGTATCTCCAAAAACTTTATTTAAAATACTAATACCATCTTCTAAATATCCTAATCTTTTATCAAAGACCTCTATAGAGGTATTTATTCCAGTTAATGCTATTATATCAAATGCAAAAAACCTATCTACTCCATCAATTGATATCAGCTCACCATCTAAAATAGTATCTAATTCACATTCCGGGTCTGTAATTGGTGTAATTGGTGCAAATTTAGTTATTTTATCAGTCATTAATATACCAGTAAAATTTCGTACAACTGCAATGCATCGCTTTCCATCAGCTTTATCTGTAATAAATAAATTTTTTGGCGGATACATCGACATATATCCATTTTTTGTTATTGCAATAACTTGAGGCAATAACCTCTTTAATGTGCCAGTTTGACTAAATTCTATTAATTTAGATGGTTGATGTACTATATATTGAGCAATTTTATAAATTTCTTCCTGATATTGAGATACATTCTTATATTCAGGATTTTTTATATTTAAAATTATATCAGCGGCGGCAATTACATCATTGGGTCTAATAATATTTAACAATGCTGGAGTATTATCTAATGTGTCAGAATCTTTAGACATTACCCCTAAAAATTCAATCTCTATTTCATATTTATATAACATCTCACTTAAATTTATTGAAGTTAATAATGATGAAAAATGCTCAATTGTCTTTTCTTTAAACATACTGTTAATAATTGACTTTAATGCTTTCTTTGCCTCATTTGAACTCATTTCTCTAACAATAGTTATATCAATTGTCCATACTAATTGTAAATCTGAACTCTCAGATGATGGTAATCTTATTGGAATACTAAGTCTACTTTTGGCCTTAACAATAGCATTTTCGCTCATTGCAACAGGATCTGATAATATCTTTTCACTCGTTAAAGATACTTTATAATTTAATCCCGATGAATTAATTACTCTAAATGGCGGAACAATTAATGATTCTTTATTCATATATGTATTAGTTTTATCCGATAATGTATTAAATGTTATATCACGCCTCATAAATGAATATATATTTTTTTTATTTTCTTTTAGTACAGTTACCATATTAGTTATTTTCTTATTATCTAAATCTATATTTTTATTTAATCCAGATAATAAAAAATCTTTAATGGCGATAAATTCCATATATTTTACATTCTCAAAACGAATTTCTAATTCAATGGATTCATCCCTCTTTACAGTTAATATTTTTCTTCTATATGTGCTTATTGTTGATTCTAATGTTGTTTTATCTGCAATGGTCTTTTTCATTATTTGATAAACTTAAAATTATATAAATCTCTACAGATATTCAAATATACTATATATTACAGTATATTTTCTTTTAAAACATATATATTTGATAGTAAAAAATATAATGATTATCAATAAAAAAATATGAACAGAGAGATCATACCTATTACATTTGTGATATTGATGGACTTGAATATTATTTCATATGTGGCGAAATATATGGCCATACAACTACTTATTAGTTTTGATGTACAAATTCCTTTTGCTACATTAATACAGGGCATTATTGCATTTGTAAGTGATCCAGATACAAATGTTAATGAAGCTATAAAATCTGCTATAATTTCTGGCATTATTGTAGATCTTATTACTTTTATTAGCAATCATTCTTATAGAAAAGAAATTATAAGTTCCCTAAATACTATCTCACGCATTAAGAGAATTGAAGATGGAAAAGAAGAGAAAGGGAACGTAGATGAGTGTCAATTTGACAAGTGGCAATACGGAAAAGAAGGGCAAAAAATAACTGATACTGTATTTTCATTATTAAGAATATTACCTAATTTAAAAGGTTATAATGGTGACCAATTACATGCATTTGCAGATGAGTGTCGGGATATTAATATGATGTATATTGCTGCAGAAATATCAGATGCAATTGGTCCTAATCCAGATACTGCAAAAACTTACAAAGTAATGAAGAACACTTCCAAAGTAATAGGGAAATACAAAAAGGAAATAGTACTCCCTACAGAAAAAGAAATTGAAGATGCAAAAGCTGCAGAGGGTGAATTATTATCTTTGCTTGAAGAGGAAGAGAAATCAGCGAAGATACCCAAAGTGACAAAGGCACCTAAAGCAGTGAATAAACTTGCCGCAGTGGAAAAAAACAAGCTCAAAGCAGCAGAGAAGAAACTTGCCGCAGTGGATAAACTTGTCGCAGTGGATAAACTTGTCGCAGTGGAAAAACTTGCCGTAGTGGATAAGCTTGCCGCAGTGGAAAAAAAGAAGCTCAAAGCAGCAGTGGAAAAACTTGCCGCAGTGGAAAAAAAGAAGCTCAAAGCAGCAGTGGAAAAACTTGCAGCGGAGGAACTCACAGTAGAGAAACTTGCAGTAAAAGAACTCCCATTAGAGGTGAAACTCACAGTAGAGAAACTTGCAGTAAAAGAACTCACAGTAGAGGAACTTGCAGTAAAGGAACTCCCATTAGATGTGAAACTCATAGTAGAGGAACTTGCAGTAAAGGAAGCTACTACAGACTGTGCAATAAATGGCCTTTGGTTACTGCGTATAGTTTCAGTCTTTGAATGCCTTACTGGAGTATATTTGTATGATATTGGAATATATCAAAATGCTGCAAATAAATTATTATATTATAATTATTATGGTATAATAGATATTATGCTATATCAAGAAGTTCCTGACTTTTGTATCTATAGCAATGGATTTCTTTATAATCAATGGTTATAATAATTATTCTGTAGTATTTTGTCTGTCATTTAATGACATTTCTAAAGTCTCTAGACATTCTTGATCAAGTTCTTTTTCTTTTTTTTCATCTGCTTGCTGTAGTGTTATCTTCTCTAAAAGGTCATATAAACCCTTTAAAGATTTGGTAGAATTAAGCAGTCTTGTAAAAGATTTTTGCTTATATGATCTTTTAACTAATGCAATCTCTGTCACAATAGTATCTTTTATTTTTTTGATTTTTTTACTACGATAGTGCAAATATAGCATTTGGATAATGCGTACAGCATTTACATTTCTAAGCATCTTGTCAATACTCTCTTTCAAGATTTGATTATCTATTAAATCTTCTGGAGATATATTATACTCAGTAGCTGTATATAATTTATTAAGAAATCTATTTTTTGTAGATGCTTTACCTATTAGGTTAAATACCATTTGTTGATCACCAAGGGTCTTATATGTATTTTTGAAAATACATTTACTCCATTGCATCATAACATGTGATAGCAGATTTCTATTTAATCTCCTATTGATCTGATTATGACCACTACCTCTGTGGTAATGAAATGTAATATAATAAGCCGTATGTCCATGTATATCAACTTCAAAATACTCAACAGAATATAATTCACCGGCAAAACTTCCAGTAAATAAATGCATATGTGATCTTATATATCTCAGAGTCTTTATTTTTTCTATTTCGCGACTCTTATTATCACTATCAATAACATATACTTTATTAGTCCCCCAATGTAGAGATAATAGCTCATATTCTTCTCTTTTTCTTTTTTTTGATATATTAGGTCCTTGCATTTTTTCTATTATATTTTTTACTATCAAATATCACTTTTTTTTAGTTGTTTTTTGTGAACTTTTTTAGTTGTTTTTTGTGAACTTTTTTAGTTGTTTTTTGTGAACTTTTTTTTTAAAAAAGTTTTCTATGCAATGAGTTTTTTGGGTGAAGTTTCCTTGCGTTTTCTATGCAATGAGTTTTTTGGGTGAAGCCTTTTTTTAAAAGGCTTTTTTATATTTGAAAAGATAATAATAAATATTATAAATAATATGTCAGCAAAATCAATAATTATTAAAAATACCAAACAGGCCATTATAGATGGAATTATTAAAGGAAATTTTAATCCTGATAATACAATATTTAGATTCAATGATATTCGATATAAATTATTAAGTGGAAAAATAAGTATTTTAACATTAGTTATAGAACTATTAGACAATAATGGTAATTGTATTCCTATAACAGATGAAATGTTAGAAGGTGGTAAAATACCAGATGGGTATAAAGCAGTAATAAAAAAAGAATCTGGGCAAGAGGGTGGAAAAATTAGAGAAGCAATTCCTACATATATTACAAAAGGAAAGCATTTAAATGCAATTAATGAAACTAATATAGTAACTCAGGCATTTAGAGATGCACTTGGAACATATATTAGAACATTAAACAGAGTTGCATCTAATTTAGAAACCGATGTGGTTGAAAAGGCAGATGCGAGTGCAGATGCGAATAAAAAAGCAGATGCGAGTGCAGATGCGAGTGCAGATGCAAATGAAAAAGCAGATGCGGGTAAAAAAGCAGATGCGAGTGAAAAAGTAAATGGTCTAATGCCTCCACCAATGTTAGTACAAAATATTAAAACTAAAAATAATGCATTATCTGAATCTGATTTTAGAGATGGTATTATTTTACAAAAGAAATTAAATGGAGTACATTATATAACATTTAGAGATAGTAACTCTTCTATTGTTAAATATTCCCGCGGGGGCTTAATATATGCACCTACCTCTATGCCAAAATTAAATGTAGAATTAGATATAGTATTTAATAATATTTTGACATTAAATGCTGAAAGATATAATATTCCAGATTCTGATTTATATAAAAATGCAAATCCATATTTTGCCGGAGAATTATATAAGCATGGAATTCCTCTTAATTTAATTTCAGGGCAGGCTAGGAATGAGCATACAACAATAGATTTAGAATATTATATTTTTGACGTATTCTTTCCCGCCGCAATAGAAAGGGGGCACAATATGGAAAGTCGATATAGACAATTATATTTAGATGATCTATTTTCTAAATTAACTCCTTTTAAACTACAATATGTAAAGAGAGTTGAAAATTTTGAAGTACATTCTATGGATGAAGTAAATGCTCTAGTTCAGCAATTTTTAAAAGATAACTATGAAGGCGGAATTGTGCGAAAAAATAAAGGAGAATATCAATATTCTTTTAATAATTATCATTCAAAAAATATTTTAAAGATAAAGCCAACATTTGATGATGAATTTCCTATTGTTGGATTTAAACAAGGGAGTAAAGGAAAAGATCTAGGGGCATTAATTTGGGTATGTTCTTTAAAAAATAATGCTAAAATAACATTTAATGTTGTTCCTAATTTAGGATTAGATAAGAGAAAAGAAATATTTAAAGAATTAATGGAAGGAAGTAGCGGGGAGTATGTCACTCTTATTAATAAAATAAAAGAGGAGGGGGAAGAGCGCCCGCTATTAACTGTATCATATGCTGAATTATCTGCAAAGGGTATACCTTTACAACCAAAAGGACTTAATATTAGAGAAAGACCTTTTTAAAACTCATTCTATATTTGATTGTTTATTTTTTATATAAAAATGGAGCAAGGATTTGATACTTCCGATAGCGAAAGTGATACTTCCGATAGTGAAAGTGATACTTCCGATACTGAAATTACATCTTATTTTCCTCATAGTACTATAATGAATAGAAACTGGCTACCATATAGATCAGGCGATTGTTCATTATCTTTTCGCATACCAAATACAAAAATGAGTAATGCATATGATAAAAATGGGATAGAAATTAATCCTCCAAAAAAAGGATTTCCATATATTATTAATGGTCATAGAGTTTGGGTTCGGGCATTATCTACTGAGCGCTATAATGAAGAAACAGAATATAGTTTACAAGTATTAGTTTATAATAGAATTAATAATCACTATGGATGGTCATCTGCTCGGCCCTCATCTACAGATCCAGAAATATTAACTGTATGCACTAGTGGACCCATATGGAAACAATTAGGAGAAATGGTAGATAATATACCATAATTATTTACTTGCAATCCGGCACTCTATACTTTCAATCACTTCAGCTTTTCTGCATTTTTTTTCTGAAGTCTGATTTGTAGTTGCTAGTACCATTCTACACATTTCAACATTGACAGATTCTATAGCTTATTCTAATTTAGCTTGTTTTGACTCCATTATGTATTTCATTTTATCATATAAAATTTTATATTTAAATTTGAATATAAAAATATCATAGATAATACAAAAAAAAAATGAATAAAACTAATAATTATTTAAAATGCTTATTTAGGGACTACTATATTTTTTCAGAAGAAGAGTATACAAAGTTTTTAATATTTCTGCGAGAAAATAAGCTTAATGAGCGTGGAGATGTATTTATACATACTGGCTCATATGATCAAATTATAGACTTGGCAAAGTATTTTGCTACTATTGCTAATACTACAGCCACATCTAAAGAAATGATAGCAGCTATGAAAGCACCTATAAGTCCAGAAACTGTACAAGAATTTTTGACATTCTTGCACACTATAGATGATCAATTTGTGCCAGAGCGTAGAGATTATATATTTCAAAGATTTAAACAAGAAATTGTAGATAATTTTAATGTAAGAATGTCACTTGATGGACTATCTAAAACTGCCGTGTATTATATACTAATGAATGAAATTATTCCAGGATTAAGGATACAATTTCAAGATAGCAGAGAAATGCCATATACACAGAATGGGATACAGCATTCCTATAAACTTGCTAAACTTTTGGCAAGTTTGTGGATTGCAATTGTGATTCCAGATATTACAATTAGCGAGAGTATCTTTCATCATTTTAATGATATTTATACAAATAAATGGTTATTAGATGGAATAGATTCAATGCTTATGGCATATATTGCATTTGGCGGCGGTGAGAGGCGTATAATTGAGTTTGAAGAAAGTCAGAGGGCTAGTAGAGAAGAAAGCAGAGAAATAGATAGTACAAAAATCAGCAGTGAAGGAGGCGGTACAAAAACTAGCAAATAAATTATATAATTCTATAAATATAATTCTATAAATATAATTATATTTATAGAACAAATAAATGTAGCATCTTTAATAATTTCTATAATTATTCTCATTGTAGTAATAATTTTAATTTTTATGGTGTGTTATTATTATAATAATAGCACACAATCAGTACAAAATCTACAAGCACTTGCCGCAGCAGCATCTTTAATAATTTCTATAATTATTCTCATTGTAGTAATAATTTTAATTTTTATGGTGTGTTATTATTATAATAATAGCACACAATCAGTACAAAATCTACAAGCACTTGCCGCAGCAGCATTGTATAAAAATGCAAATAAAGATAATTTTAATACGTGTTCATTATTTAAATTAGGCTGTTGCTGTAATAACGGAAAGGCTGGTACTTGTAGTACTGTCAAAGGTAATGCTAAATACGCATGCAATTCTGCTTTTGATGGTAATAGATGTTTCGATTGTTAATTGGATTACGCCTATGAAAATAATTAAAAACTTTATGATTCTATGAATATATCAAGAATTTCATTCTCTCTATGTATAAATTCCATAGAGTCAAAAATTCCCGCAGATAAAGAAGTTAGCATTTTTGTTTTAGTTGGATTTTTAATATCCATTGCCAAAATTGAATAAAAGTCTTCAATTGCATCTGGTGAAACAATTAATTTATTATTTTTGCATTGAGTTTTAAATATGGATGATGGATCACTACAGCTTGTATATAAATTACCAGTTTCATTATTTTTTTCATTGCTTATTAATATATTATCGCTTAATAAGATTTTTAATTGTTTAATTAACGCATTATGTTCTAAGCTTTTAAGATTATAGAGCTGCTGTTTATCAAATTCAAAATAGGTGGAATTAACATATTTTATAATATTTGCTAATGGGTTATGTGATGACATAAGAAATGATTTGCTTATAATATCTTTTAATATTATTAAATCATTTGGATAATTTTTTAAAAATTTAATTAAATTTATACGCAATGTTGTTAAAGAATTGGATGAGTCAAATTTAGTTTCTGATAATATTGCTATTAATTTTTTTCTCATTTCTATATTTTTATCATTCATTAATATGGAAGAAAATTCTGCAATAAAGTATTTATATAATCTATTTCTCATCAATGCGGATTTATATTTGTTTAAAATTGTATCTATTTTATTACCATTTTTTATATATTTTAAAATATCATTATTAATATCTAATGTGGAATATGGAAATATAATATTTGGGATATTTGGATTAATTGGATCATTTTGTTCTTTAAATAAATAGCATATATTTTGTGATTTAAATCCAATATATGTATTTTTATTATTTATTATATTATATTCTGGTACTATATCCAAATTAGTTTTTTTAATAAAGGTGTCCATCATTGCTAAATTTGGAATATGTTTTTCGGCAATGGGATCATATAAAATTTTATATTTATCTGTAAAGGTATAAGAAGAATAATTTATTGGAAAATAAAATTCTTCATTATTCTTTTTATCAGAAATGAATACTCCATAACAAAAATTTCTTAAATTAATTACTAATGTGGTTATTTTATATGCCTTTTCTGACAATATTGCATTTTCAATTTCTAATAATGGCCCAATTGATAAACTATTATCCATAGCGGTAAATATATTTTGTACAGTAGTATATAATTTATTACCTTTATTAAATTGGCGGATACATATATCTTCTGTAGGTTGAGCATTAGATAAATATTTTATAAATATTTTAATATTTGTTGATATAATGGGATAAAATCCATTATTATTATGCAATATAAAAATTAAATTATCAAAGATAAAATCTCCACAACATTCTATTGAGTGTTCTCCACTACTCTCCTCTTCAGTAAATATAATAATATTAATATTATATATTAATTTAATTAAATCTATTAATATTAATTTCCAAGATGATACAATTTGTCCGCTTTTTTCTACCATTGCAGTAATTTCCTTCTTATATATAAAAATATTTAATATATCATCTGCTAAATCATCGGATGATTTATATAATAGCCCAGTACCATTTCCCAATTGATAAAAATTAGTTTTCATCTCTCTAGCGTAAAATGCCAATTCTTTAATTTTATCATCTATAGTCTGTTTGGGATCTTTAATAAGATATATAATAGAATATGTAAATCCTGCATCATTTACACTTGGCAAAAATTGCTCAACACCTACTAGATATAACATATTAGTTTTATCTAATTTGCTCAAAAATAGCTCATCTCGAATTTCTTTGCTAATTTCAGAAATTCTTCCAACATTTATATATTTTCCATAAGATAATATATGCTTAGAAATATCTTCTGCTTTTATAATATCTCCTCTTTTATGTAATAAGCAGTGCTCGTACATTTTTGCAGTTTTTGAATTATGTGGAGGTTTGGCCATATTACAACAAGGGATACAATATCCCATTGGATGCTGATTAGGTCTAAAGCTTAAATGTGGAAATTTAGAATGAGGACATTCATAATATGCAGGCACATTTTGTGTAAAATTCCAATATTTTATGAGCTTTTTTCTTTTATTTTCAGAAAATGATTTTATCTCACTCTCTGTATAAGAAAATGGTTGTCTATCAGATTGACACAGAACAGAATATACTTTATTTGTTGCACTATATTTTTTTAGATCAAATAAATTAGGATCATTTTCTTGTAATTTTTTAAGCCTCTTTTTTGATGATACCATTACAGTTTTTTTTTCTTCATTTTTATAATTATTAGTATAAATATAATCAATATAAGAATATATATACCTCTTAATTAAATTAAATTCATTAATATTATCCGCATTGTTAATCTCTATCTTAATATCTGTGGCGCGATGATATATTTTTACTAAACGACCTGAAAATGAGGTAGACCATCTATGAAATACTATATTATTATATAAATATGCATATTGATTTAAAAAATTTCCTTTCTTATTAGCAGATTCTGCCCTATCTGCCAATTTTAAATTATATGCTATAATTCCTTTTACAAATAAAAAAGAGATCATATCCGGATTTTGATTATTTTTAATTTTTATAATATTTGCATTCTCTAATAATTTTATTTTTTTCTTTAGTGTATTAAACATAACATCAGAAAAATATCTTGGATATAATATTGTACCTGTTATATATCTTAAAACCGCATCAGATTTATTATTTATAATATAATATTCACCACCAGATGGAAATGCGGCAACTCCCATAGAATTTATTTTTTGTATAATTGGCTTTGTAATGGTGGATAATTCTTCAATAATTTGATTAAAATTAATTTTATCATCTTCTTCCCATTCGCCAGTTATTTTATATTCGCCATTTGAATAAAGAATTAGATATATGAATGGTAATCTAATAGAGTCTTTTCTCATAATTGCCATCATAACTGTATTGCCCTCAACTCTATTATTTAAAAACCATTGAGCAATTTCATTATATTTTGGATTTTTACTAGTAATATATCTTTTTAATCCCGTTATAGATATAAACTCTCCCTGTCTCTCATTTATAGAAACTAGACTCATACCAGATTCTGATAATAATGCAGATTCTATATCAAATTTAGCATTTAGCATTAAAATAGTTTTATCGGTTTCTACCCAATCAAAGATATTTCTAATTAAACATCTCACCCTTGCAGATTTTGAAAAAATATGCACAGTTGCACTAATTATTGAAATATTTGGATCAAAATTATAATTAATTGCCAAATTTGCTATTATTTTTTCAAGCTCAAATCTCTCTTTTATTTTTTTTAAATTATAACTTAATAATAAGTGCATTCCCATTTTTTCAGGATGGAGTAATGCAGTATTTAATATATCTATAGATAAATGTGGCCAATATTTTATAATTGCGCCATAATATAAAGTATCAAATGAATATTTATCTTTTAAAATTTGTGATAAATTATCTTGAGGCCTATTTGGATAATTTACTGGGGCTAATACACTATACAAATCTATAAAATATATAGCATTTACCCTTACACCTTCTGTTATTTGAAGAGAAATAAACGTATCCATTGCCTTAATTTGGATGCCATCCCGCCTTTGCTCTAATAAAGAATCTATATAAATATTACATAATATATTTTCTTTTTTATATAAATCTTTATAATTTATATATAATGGGACATTGTCGACATTAAATTGGTATGGGGTTGCTGGACCTTCACCATTTATATAATAAAAAATATGCTGTCTATAAAAATCAATTTCTGTAGCGATATAAATTTTTAATTTTATATCATATATTGTATCTTCTGGATATACAGATATTGGTAAGTACACTGGAGCTTTGACAGTTTGCGACATTGTTGACATATAATTTGATGAAATATTACTATGTGATTCATCAAATAATTTAATATTTTCATATAGTTCACTGCTCTCACCACTATCTTCATTTTCAAAAAAATCTACTATAGCGTTATCTTTCTCAAAAAATTCTAAATCTGTATTGTCAATATCTTCTTTGTCATCGTTATTGTTTTCATCGTTGTTGTTTTTACCACTATTGTCACTATTGTCACCATTGTCACCATTGTTGCTGTCACCACTATTGTCTTCAACACTATTGTCTTTTTTTATTTTCTGCTTTGATTTTACTTTCTGCTTTGCACCTCCAACATATGAAAAGAATAAAGGTAAATCTTTTTTATCAGTAATGGATTCATTAATTGTATGATCTTCTGCGGTGAGTAATTTTTTCCAACCTCTACCATAAAACTTTTCTAAAATTACAGCATCTTTAGCATTCCATTTTAATATTCTTGGATCTGACTGAGGGACTCCATTATTTGCCGCAGTGAGGACATTTTTTGGAACACTTCCTAAAAAAAAATATACTGCCATATTAGTTCCAGTCTTGGGATTTACTTGAGCCACATATAGTGGATTTTTTATATATGGATTACTACTCATTTAACTTTTTTAAAAAAAAGTTCACAAAAAATGCTATTTAACCCTTTTTTAAAAAAAAGTTCACAAAAAATTCTATTTAATCCTTTTTAACTTTTGTAAAAAAAATTATATTTAACCCTTTTTACAAAAGTAAATTACTCTGTAGAGATCAAAAAAACACTTTTTTAAAAAAAGTTTTATATAGTTATATATTTAATATTTTAATAAAAAATTCTATTTAAAAAAAAACTTTAACAAAGTCAAAACTTTACGCAATTATTACTTTGTAATCTTTTTAATTATTTGGGATACATATATGAGATCCTGAAGAACATCCGCTATTTGATAGGTCCCATTTATTTTCCTTGGCAGTTGCTAAAAATTATTATTTTGATATTGATAATTTACTGCATCATTTATCCTATTCTTTGCTATACTCTTTGCTAAATTTCCATTATTGTATTGATAATAATTATTTAATTTAGGACCATATATATTTTTTACATCTGTTCTAGCTTGATCATTTTTAACATAATTGGCCCAATTAGATCCAGTTCCACCATTAATATAATTATTTGTAAACTCCATTAATGCATTATTTATATTCTTTCTTGCTAAATTTCCATGATTATCTTGCCACATAGCATTATTTGGCAGCATATTTGGATGATGATTTGTAAAGTAATATAATTCTTTATTTATATCATTCTTTGCTAAATTTCCATGATTTTGTTGATAATAATTATTTAGTGTAGCTCCATACATATCATATAAATCTGTTCTAGCTTGAGAATTTTGTATATTAGCCAATCTTTGGTGATTATACCCCATTAATTGATTTTTAGGAGTATCTACATATTGTGTACATACTACTTGTCCTTTTCCTGTTGTATGGCAATTTGTATATACTTTACCAAAATTATTTTGCATATTTTGTGCAGCGGTTTTAGCTGTACCTGCTTGAATAAAATTAGCCCAATCAGATGCACCCCCTGGATATTGCTTAGCATTTTGTATATTGCCTGCTCTTTGAATAGCATCAAAATTATTCTTTTGATTATATGCATATGCACCTAATGCGGCCTTTTGTGGATTTTTTATAATTGGGACATTTGCATTTGTATTTAAACTATTCCAATTACAACATACAACAACTATTAAAACAACTATTATAATTAAAATAACTATTGAAATTATTAATGAGGCAAGTTTTGCCTGTTCTGGACTGTCATACATAACTTTTTAAAAAAAATACCACTTTTTAAATATTTGACAAAGTCAAAACTTTACAAAAATACCACTTTAAAAAAAAAATAAAATATATAATTAATAATTTTTTTTAAATTATTTGACTCTGTCAATGAGTTTTAGAATAACTACTCTTGTACTAAACACTCAATATATGGGCCAGCACATGATTCCTTATATGTATAACAAGTTGGATATATTACCGCCGTAGTTGCATTAGCAGAACACTGCTGACTTTGTGGCGGTATACAATTACTATATGCTGGTTCTAGTGTTGTACAATACCCATTTAAACTACACTCCCTTATAGGACTATACTTTGCATTTTTAGCACCTGCTGGACATTCCATGGCAGGTCCTACTGCCACACCATACTGAGGTGCATTCGTACATGTATATGCCGCAGAATAATGATTGCCAGGCATAGGAGGTGTACCTGCACATCCTACATTTGGTGGCCGATCCCAAGTTGCTATAGCAGAATTAGGACCTAAGCTTTTGCATGTAGGAATTAGATATGATCCTGCATTTGAACAATATGGAGCTCCATTTATTTCTCTTGGTGATTGTTGAAACTTATTTTTATACATTGCTACTTTATTTTGAGCAATACTTCTAGCCTGGTCATTTTTAAAAAAATTGGCCCAATCTGATCCAGTTCCTCCATTTCTTGCATTTTTTATATTATTTACTATCTGTCTAGTAGTATTATTTTGCATATTATATACTTTATTTTGAGCAATACCTCTAGCCTGGCCGCCTTGAAACCAATCAGCCCAATCACTTGCACCTCCTGGATATTGTTTAGCATTTTGTATATTAGCTAATCTTTGGTGATTATACCCCATTAATTGATTTTTAGGAGTATCTACATATTGTGTACATACTACTTGTCCTTTTCCTGTTGTATAGCAATTTGTATATACTTTACCAAAATTATTTTGCATATTTACTGCAGCGGTTTTAGCTGTACCTGCTTGAATAAAATTAGCCCAATCAGATGCACCTCCTGGGTACTTTATAGCATTTGCTATATTACCTATAGCATTTGCTATATTACCTATTCTTTGTTTAGCATCAAAATTATTCTTATATGCATATGCACCTAATGCTGCTTTTTGTGGATTTTGAAAAATTGGGACATTTGCATTTGTATTTGCATTTGCATTTATACTATTCCAATTACAACATACAACAACAATTAAAACAACTATTATAATTAAAATAACTATTGAAATTATTAATGAGGCAAGTTTTGCCTGTTCTGGATTGTCGTACATTTTTTACGATGTAAAGAACTTTTTAAAAAAAATACCACTTTTTAAAAAAACTTTACAATAATACCACTTTTTAAAAAAACTTTACAAAAAAATTATTATATATATATATATATTATTAAAAAAAAATGAATATATTATTTATTTAATAATTTCTTTGATTATATGCATATGCTCCTAATGCTGCTTTTTGTGGATTATTTCTAACTGCATTAGCTGCTCTATTAGCTGCATTACCTGCCATATTAGCTGCATTACCTGCCATATTAGCTGCTCTATTAATATTCATTCCTTGATTATTTTTATACATAGCTGCTGCGGCGAGTGCTTGTGGGTTCTGTACACGTGGCTGATTATTAGTATTATTAGTAGTATATGTAGTATTATACCAATTACAGCATACAATAATTATTAAAATAATTACTATAATTAAAATTATAATTGAAATTATAAGTGAGGCGAGTTGCCCCTGTTTTGGATCAGATGGCATTTTTTATTATTATTTGACTTTTTTTTATTATTTGACTTTGTCAAAACTTTACAGAAATAAAATTTAATAATATATATTATTAAAATAATAAAATATATTATTAAATTAATTAAAAAAAACAAAATTACTACAAAGTAATAATAAAAAATATATGTGATAGTTAGGAGGCATATTTTATAGCATTTGTACTATTAACAATAGTTCCAAATATTCCTTTGCGTTTACGGTAAAATTTTATACCATTTGCATTTGTATCTGTATAGTCACTACATTGTATACCTAATTGTGTAATACTTGAAATAGGAGCGTTGAATAAAAAATATGATGAGGCGCATAATTGGGCACCATTTCCATTTAAGGCCATCCCAATAACTTGTCCTCTAGTTGTACTATTAGTAGCACAATTTACTGTAGGGGCTGCCCAAGAGGGTATGCATAGACCATTTACATTTCGATAATTTCCTGGACAATATCCCCCAGGTGCTGTTTGAATATTATGAGTATTACAGTTATAATATCTTGGTGGGTGACTTCCATAAGTAAATCCACTATTGCATGGCCATGGTGGATTCTCTCCTGATGCATAGTCAACAAAATTATTTTTATTATATGCATATACACCTAATGCAGCCTTTTGTGGATTTTGTATAATTGGTGTATTTGCATTTGCGCTTATAGTATTCCAATTACAGCATACAACAACTATTAGAACAACTATTATAATTAGAATAACTATTGAAATTATTAATGAGGCAAGTTTTGCCTGTTCTGGATTATTGTACATAACTTTTTAAAAAAAAGTTCACAAAAATAATACCACTTTTTAAATATTTGACAAAGTCAAAACTTTACAAAAATAATACCACTTTTTAAATATTTGACAAAGTCAAAACTTTACAAAAATAATACCACTTTTTAAATATTTGACAAAGTCAAAACTTTACAAAAATAATACCACTTTTTAAATATTTGACAAAGTCAAAACTTTATAAAAATTATATAAATATATATATATATATAATTATTTAAAAAAAATATTACACTTTTTAGAAAAAAGTTGATCAAATTTTTGACTTTGTCAAATATTGCAAAGCATTTTGGGTAAAGCAATCTCTATGCAATGAGTTATATGAAAAAAAATAAGTTAATATATGCGATATTAGTTGCGTTATTAATTATAATTATATTTGTATTATTTGGATATGGTATTCGATATAGATATACATTTAATACTGAGACCAAATACACAAATAATACAAAAGATATATATGCACAAGATGGAAATATCTATAAAGTGCACAATTATGAAGACGCGACTGATGCAGCCAATGCATTAGCAATCATTAATGATACTATATTAAAATTAAATACTCATTTAAAGCATAAATATGTAGGAGTTGGATATAATCTCAAAGGATATGGGAATACATCTCCAGAAATGTATACTGCAGTAACTAAAATATTACAAAGATATAATCCAGATAATTTAGTAGAAAATTCTCCAAAAGATAAAGAAGATACTAGTTATACATTAAATAAAGGATCAACTATTGCATTCTGTCTTAGAGAAAAGGGAAAAAATAATACTCTGCATGATATTAATACATTAATTTTTGTTGCGGTGCATGAATTGGCACATATTGCCATTGATGATAATGAACACCCTCCTAAATTCTGGAAAATGTTTAAATTACTACTACAAGAGGCTGAAGAGGGTAACATATATAAAAGCCAAGACTATCAAAAAAATCCAGTTAATTATTGTGGTATGCAAGTTAATTATAATCCATTATATGATAATACTTTATAGTTAATTAATATATTTTGATAAAATGCCATAAATTATAATTGAATATATGTATATATCTATTATAAATATTATTATTTTTGTAATATGATAGAGAATACCATAATAGAAGAAGATAGTGATGAAGAATTTATATTGGAAGATGATAATTATAAACCAGATGATAGTTTAGGTATAAAATCATCAAAGAGCAATGTTATATATTATGATGGGCAAGAAACTATAACAAATTTATTTTATGATAGATTGAGCTATATACCAAATAGGCAGCATTTTTGTAATGATGGAATGGGGTTAAAGGGGCTTGCTCCTAATAATGGAATGGGGTTAAAGGGACTTGCCTCTAATAATGGAATGGGGTTAAAGGGGCTTACCTCTAATAATGGAATGGGGTTAAAGGGGCTTGCCCCTAATAATGGAATGGGGTTAAAGGGGCTTGCCCCTAATAATGGAATGATATTTATGCCAAATGATATTATTGATACTATAGGAAGGGATGGAAAATATGTAATGATTATTTATGGAATTCTTCCTGATGGAACAAAGACAGAATTAACTATTACAGATATTAGGGTATTTTTTGATATTATGGTACCAAGAGATAAAACGGCAAATGCATTTAATTCTTTATTAACTGGAATATTAATGATGGATGCTCCTGATTCAATAATTGAAAGCATTGAGGCTTATCCACTTAAAGGCTATAATGAAACTAAGATTCCATATAAGCGTATTTATAATAAAAATTTAGAAAATAGAAAAAAAGCAATGGATATTGTTCTCGCTGCAGGATTTCAGACGGCATCAGATGATAATAAAAGATATTATTATAGAAAAGTTGCTAGAGAAACTGGATTATTATTGAGTGATTGGATGATAATTTCTTCATATGTAAATGCAAATGCAAGCACATATGTAAATGCAAATGCAAGCACATATCCAAATGCAAATGCAAATGCAGACATTTATAAGATATCGGCAAATATAAAAGATATTAAGAATATAGATGCAAAAGAAAAGCAATCTGATCAATTATTAATACATGATCGTACTATGGTAATGACATGGGATATTGAAACATATAGTGAGCGCAATATGGGTGATTTGCCATTAGCTCATCACGATGAGGATAATGCATTTATGATATGTATGACATTTCACTGGAAAGATGAGCTTGTATCACTTCTTCAGATATGCATAACTAATTTTGAGACAGATCCAGATGATAGATGGATAACCATTATTTGCCGCAATGATTTTAAAAATATTATTAAGGCTTTTGCATTATGCTTTGAAATGATGCGACCTGATATTATGTATGGGTTTAATGATAGCGAATATGATTGGCCATTTATTATTGAAAAAGCTAAAAAATTATCTATATTAGAATGGATGTGGAATAAGATGTCAATTTCTTATAGGAAGGTATCTGCAGATATAATTACTAGATTTTATATTGTAAATAAACAGCAGATAAAAATTACAAATGAAGCTACATCATATTGTACTTATCTAAAAATTATTGGATGTATTATGATAGATGTTCGAGTATGCCTTAGAAAATTATATCCAAAAGCAGAAAAAACTTCATTAAAATATTTCTTAGAACTTTGCAAACTGGGTGGAAAAGCAGATATGCCAATAAAAAAAATGTGGACATTTTACAGAAATGCTGCTGCGGTAGCGGTAAATAGAAATGCTGCTGCGGTAGCGGTAAATAGAAATGCTGCTGCGGTAGCGGTAAATAGAAATGCTGCTGCGGTAGCGGTAAATAGAAATGCTGCTGCGGTAGCGGTAAATAGAAATGCCGCTGCGGTAAATGCTATAAATAGAAATGCTGCTGCGGTAAACACTACAAGTGCAAGTGAAGGTATGAGACATATTGCCCATTATTGTGTAATAGATGCGTTAAGGTGCCAAGAGCTAATGCTAAAGCGTGGAATATTGAATGATCTAAGAGAAGTTACTACATTAGCCCATATGTCAGTATTTGATGCACATTATTTTGCTGGAGGTAAGCGTGTATGTAATTTATTAGGAGCATATGCAAATAAAAGAGGAATTTTAATTAGTATGATAGCTAAATATAATCCTGAAAAGGGTAAATATCCTGGAGCATTTGTATTTAATCCAGATAAAGGGCCTACACCAGATCCAACAAAAGTATCTGCAATTGAAAATGCGGTTATGAGCGGCAAAGAAGTATTAGATGATGAATTTAAAGATTTTGATAGAGAACGACCTGTTGTAGGATTAGATTTTAATTCTCTATATCCTTCATTAATTGAGACTTATAATTTATCTCCTGAAAAAATTATAATAGATACTGAGAAGGCTAACCAATATCGAGAATTAGGCTATCCACTATATGAAATAGATTTTATGTATGGGGAGCGAAATGTAATAGGTTGGTCAATATTACACAATAATGAAGAGAGCAAAATTGGATTATATCCAAGTGTATTAATTGATCTTTCTAATAAAAGAGCTGAAATGAAAAAAGTCTTAGCTAAATATAAATCTATTAAGGAAGTTATGGATGGCATTTTTGGTAAAGCAAAGTCAGATAGTAAAGTAAAGTTGGATAGTAAAGTAAAGGAAAATGAAAATAGTAATCTTAAAGATATAATTCTCTCTATGAGATCTGATTCAGTATATGAATTAAATTATATTTCACAATTGGATGATGCGAGTATTATTATATCCCCTGGTAGTACATTAGAAGAAGAAAAAGAGGATAATAAAAGAAAAATAAAAATAATAAAAGAAAGGCTAACAATATTCAATAATTTATTAGAATTAGATACAGAGGAAAATGGGGGCGAATCTTTTATTAAAAATATTTATTCATATTATGATAATGCGGTTTTTGAATGTACTTGCGCAAATGTAAAACAAAATGCTGTAAAGATATATATGAATACATTTTATGGCGAAGCTGGAAATTCCATTTCTCCATTCTTCTTATTAGAATTAGCAGGAGGGGTTACATCTTCTGGGCAATATAATATAAAATTAGTGGCAAAATTTGTCCAAGAATTGGGATTTCATATAAAATATGGAGATACAGATTCTCTTTATTTAGTTCCACCATCATACTATTTTAAAGAATGCGATGCTGACTATGTTAATGCATTAATTTTACTTAGAGATGGTAATAACAAATCTAATAGAGATACCATTACAGAAAATTATTGGACAGCTATGGTAAAAATTACTATGAGGGTAATGAATAATTTAAAAACTGAAGTTAATCAATATCTTTATGAAGATAATGGGTCGCCATATTTAAAAATGGCCTATGAAGAGGTCTTATATCCTGTAGTGTTTACAGGAAAGAAGAAATATTATGGCATTGCACATGAGAATGAAATAAATTTCCATCCTAATCATTTATTTATAAGAGGAATTGATATTATTAAACAAGGACAATCTGGACTTGCAAAGATTATAGGAAATAAGATTATGTGGGAGAGTATGTCTATAAGCAATCGGAAGACTGTGCGAATGATTGTAGAAGATATATTAAAAGATGCAGTATTAAATAAATCCCAATGGACATTTGAAGACTTTATTAAATGCGATGCCTGGAGGCCCAATAAAATGAATATATCGGTCCATATATTTATGAAAAGAATGAAAATCCATTCAGATATAGAAACTGCAGAAATGAAAAAAAAGAGTCAATTAGGAAAGGCTACTACTGCGCCGCTTTATGAAATACCTGAAGCTGGTGATAGGTTTAACTATGTAATTGTTAAAAAGGATGCAGTGAGTGATATGTTTGACATTCATGGAAGAAAGATAGCAATTAAAAAAGGAGATAGGATGGAATTTGTACCAGTCGCAAAGCATTTTAATTTGCCAATTGATATTGCATTCTATATGATTAATTATGTTGCTGGAGTGTGTGCGCGATTTATTAATTATGATAATGAATTTAGCCAAGAAGATACTTCTGATGAAGTTTCACAAAAATCAGCTAAACAATATTTAGAAAACTTTATAAAAAGATTAGATAATATAGATCCTACGGTCATTAGGCAGAGAGGCAATTTATATAAAAAGGCATTCTCGTCAGTAATTAAAAAATCTAAAGAGGGGCTATCTCCACTAATTGCAAATATGTTTCATGGTAAGTTTATTAATTATGAATTATTGGCAATGAATACAGATGGAGACGTTGCTCGATTTTATGAAACTATTAACAATAATATATATAAATATATAGAAAAATACTATACTATACAAATTAATACTTTTTGTAATAACTTACTAAAGCAAATGGGTATTATAAATAGTAATGGTGATATTAATACTAAAAAATTATATAAGTGGCAAATATTTATAAATAAAAGTAGTAAAATAAATAATATATTAGAAGATTTTTCTCAAAATATTAATTATTTAAATATAATAGCTATAAAATATGAAAATATACTTATCAAAAAAATTAATAATGAGCGTGCTTATTTAGAAGTTGGGCCTGCATCCAATGATTTAGAAGAAGTTATAAACTTTTTTGATATCATTACCGAAGATGAAAAAAATGTTTTAATTACATTTAGAACATATTTGATGAAAATATTTGGAATAAATAGCGTAAAAATTAAAACAGAAACTTTGATGAAACAAATTACTGATATAAAAAATACTAGATTAAAAATATCAATGCGCCCAAATGCCTCAGAGCAGAAGAAAGTAATTAAAGAATCCGCAAATATATATTTCTCAATATGTGGAGATGTTAGCCTGTAAAAGCCATTGCATAGGCATCGCTTTGCCCAAAAGAGCCTTTTAAAAAAAGTCTTCACCCAAAAGAGCCTTTTAAAAAAAGTCTTCACCCAAAAGAGCCTTTTAAAAAACTCATTGATAGGGTCAAATAATTGCATAAAGTTTTGACTTTGTCAAAGTTTATTTTTTCTTATTTTTTTTTGCGCCACTTCTGCTGCTATCAGTACTATTTGCTGAAAATATATTATAATTTACAACTATTCTTTTGAATGCACTGCAATTTTCGGAATCATTAAGGCATAATAATCTAGCTACTCTACATATATCAGCAGCATGGTTTATATTTTCACATGATTTTTTATGACGTACTTTCCAATCGCGAGCTTGGCATTCTTTTGAACAATACCAGACACATCTACACTTAGAACATTTTCCACAATCTGCTGTAGGCGTGGATATATTAAATTTGGTTTCACAACCATTACATATTTCGTATTTATCCATTTTTTAACTGATTTGCCACTAAAAAAAAAATAATCAAATATACTTAGTTGCTAATTATTGCCTTTATCTATAGCTAATTATTGTCTTTATCTATAGCTAATTGCATCTCACAGCAGCGCTGCTTGCATATAGATTTATGCTTTTTCCAATGCATTTTTTGACATTCTTTATTACAATAATATACAAGTAAGCAACTACACTTATTAGATGCAGGATTATTACATTGCGCACATTTTGTACTTTTATCTCTAGTTGCATCTTCAGTTGTATCTCCAGTTGCGTTGTCGGTTGTATCTCCAGTTGTATCTCCAGTTGTATCTTCAGTTGTATCTCCAGTTGTATCTTCTGTAGTTGCATCTTCTATAGTTATATCTGTGACACTACCCTTTTTTGCCGATTTTCTTTTTACAGCAGTACACTTGGTTTTATGACCATCTTCTTTACACCAATCAATATCTTTACATTCTTTACTACAATATGTAGTACCGCATGGACATTTTGAGATTGCAATAGCACCGCAATTAGCGCATAGTGTTTTTATAGCAATGGCCTCGACTGGTGCAACTATTTTTTCTTTAACTGCTTTCCATGCTTCCTTTTTCATATTATTAGTGACAGACAGTATAGAAATCATTTTATATCTAAAATTTGCAGTAGATTTGTCAATATTACCACCACCAACTACTTCAGATATTAACATACACATATCAGTTATATCCCCACACCGAGCTTCTGGAGATTGTAAACATTCTATATGATTTAATTCACTTGCTTTCATATGCTCATTATAATAAATATTTATTATTTTTAATATATTTGGAAGATCAGGATTTGCATTAAATGCTTTTTTTGCTATTAGGTACATCCTTGTATATTTATATTCAATAAAATTTGGAACTGTTGTTTGTAGATATTTTCCACATTTATCAAAATATCTATGAAAATCTGGAATTAATTCAGTAAGTTCTGAAGGAGGATTAGCATCTAATTCTCTCATTACCTTAAGAATTCTTTTAATATTCATCTTAATTAAGGTTTCTGTCATAAGATTATGCCCTTTTCCATATTGTTCAAGCTCTCTAATAATATCATCCATTTCTGTATAATAATAATAAATCAAAATCAAATATGCTAAATACAATTAATTAAAAATATGAATATTATATTTTTTTTAATATAAATATATTTTTAATATAGTATTTTCATATAAAATATTTCATCATAAATAATTAGTTTTAGCAAAATGCGTCCAGGAATTCTATGTTTAGTAATAATCCTAATCATTATTATTATATTGCTTATATGTGGTTGTGCATTTTGGAGCTGTGGGGATCCATATTATGATCCATATTATTATGGTGTGGATTATTTTAAAAATGGTGGTAAAGGCAATAAAGGTGGATTTTTTAATAGAGGACAAAAAACACTTAGAAAGTTACTTCAGCGTAGAAAGGGAGGATTTGATAATCCCCTCCTAAGTATAAATAATAATCAAGATATTCCATCTCAATTAATGCCAAATAATTATCAAAAGAGGGCATTAATGGGAAGAAATATTGGAAATATGCAAGGAAATGCAACTAAAGAAATGTTTGGAAGAATGTTGCCATTTGATGGAGGTAATGATTTAAATTTGCCAAATAAAAAATGTACTGGATTTGGTGAAAATACAAAATGCGATGATTTTTATGATTTTATTAAAAATGGAAATAGTGAGCAAGGGCAGAGTAGGGAACTATCCGGAAGAATAGCTACAGCTGAGCAAGAAATGTTTATGGCAGATAGATTAAGCAATGGAGAAACTGGAATAGATCCATCGCTAGGATCTGGTGGTGACTATGGACCTAAGGGTGATTATGAATCATATGTAACATCTCTTGTAGCTGATGAAAGATTACAGGAAAATCATAGAAAATGGGTCCATGAAATGCTTCCATGGTCTGGCACTGCACGAAATGTTGATAATATTGATGAAGCTATGTCAAATAGTATCGATTTTAGAGGTCTTAGAAGACCACAAGCTATTGTACAAGGAAGTGATGCATTGTTTAAAACTGAAATTGATGCAACTAATCTTATTGATAATAAACCATTTAGGTTTAATGATAGTAGGCCTATTGAGGTTTAAAACTCATTCCATAGAGATCGGGTTCATAAAACTCATTCCATAGAGATCGGGTTCATAAAACTCATTCCATAGAGATCGGGTTCATAAAACTCATTCCATAGAGATCGGGTTCATAAAACTCATTCCATAGAGATCGGGTTCATAAAACTCATTCCATAGAGATCGCATTTTTTAACTCAAATTGTTATCAATATAAACATATAGTATATATAATATATTAGTATATTTATATAGAATGCAGAAAGTGGATAATACAAGTGAGGATAAATATTCACAAGCTGTAGATAATTTAAAACAATTATTAAGAAATGAGAAAAAATATAGAACAATTTTTAAATTAATAAATAATGGAGGCCTTATTGAAGATATAGATGTAAAAATATTAGCAGATATAGTTATCTCTGAAAGAGAACTTATTTTGGCAAATTTTGAATCTGAATTAGATAATTTATCTTCATTAAATAAACGATTAATTCAATTTACTAGAGAACCACAACCTTCAATAAATAAGGCAAAAAAATTATTAAGTACTATATGTATAAATATATATGATATAATTGCATGCAGGATTGATAAAGAAACTGATCTTTCATCATTAAGAAAAGATTTAAGAAAAAATATAGATAGAAGATTTTCACTAAAAATGGCAAAAAAATATGTAAATATTGCCTGTTTTTTGAAAAGACTATAAAATATTAAATGCTTTTTTTTTCTTCTTCTTTTTTCTTCTTCAGTAGATATGCATTATCAAATGGCGGAGCTGACATTTTTATATATTATATAAAAAAAATAATTTAATTTTTATTGAATATGATAAATTACCATATATGTATGTGGGGTACTTTGAAATGCTGAAGGGGCAAATCCCATATCATTTAAATCATATACTTTTTCATCTTGACGCAATCCTTTGGCCCAATAATGGCCACCATTAAGTGATCCACTATGCTCAATTTGCCCAATTAATTTAAAGAAATATTTTCCCTCATCATTGCCCGTTTCAAATTCTAAATATGGTGGAAAATATCTTATTTTTCTACCATATTGATAATATATATTAAATGAACAAAATACAATCTCAGGTATCCGCTTTAAAGAATAGATCCTACATACTGAATCTGTATTACATGATGGGCAATTATATCCCTCTAATTGAGAGATATGATTTTTTATTAAATTAGAAAATCCTATAGGTGAATTGTGATTATACTCTTGACTATTTTGACTATCTCCATTACCCCCTTGTATAAAATCTATATGGTGCATATCAAAAATAACACCATAATCTATTTTTTTTGATATGCTTTTTTTACATTGCATACAATATGTATTCCATTCACATTTATGTAAAAATAATTTAGTAATTGGGCTTTTAATGGATGAAATGATATTTCCTTCAGGAGAACTTTCTTCTTGAGGTTCCATCATATCTAATAATAAAATAAATACCTCATGTGCACTTTCTTGCCCATTTCCAAAACGAATACTTGGGCGCCGTTCTCTTAAATCAATCACTAATGCTCTTAAAATATTTATTGTTGCGGTTGCTATATTAGTAGAAATTGGATTACTTGTATACATACATACATATTGGTATATTGCAATACCTGTTCTTGTTTTTGACATATATTCACTATTTTCTAATACTTTTTTTGTAAATGCAGAACAGCCACATAATGTCTGCAAAAAACTATTAAAATAGCATATTGCGCCATTGTTTAATAGCCCAAATGGGGGCGGAATTAATTCATTATTATATTTTTCCATAATTATTTGTAATATTTATATTTATTTTAAATATACAATTAAAAAAAATATGCATTTGTAGTAATTTATAATCATTTATAATACTGAATATCTTGCCCAAGCACATAATAACTTAGGATCTTCAGAATACATAATTTCACTACAAGGTATTGTTTTAAGTGTAATTTGTTCATTCTCTTCCATAGATCCAGTGGCTTTATCCTGTAATTCTAAAAATTCTTTCTCTGAGATGGGATACTCATAGGCATATAATTTAATATATTCATCACAACCTCCAGGACTTGGATAAATACCACCAAGTGGTATTAGAGCACTCTCTACAATGGTGAGACCAGTTTCTTCTTTTATTTCTTTAGCGGCAACACCAATAAAATTACCATTCTCATCCATCATACCAGCAACGGCTTCAATATATGCACTACAACCAATGGCAATTCTTGGCTGTGCTACCAATAATATATGTTTTTCACCATTTGGTAAGATTAAAATAATTAATATAGAGACTGAATTGCCTCTAATAAATACAATTCCTGGAACTGGTTTGCCATTAAAATAGGCCTCACAATTAAGTTTAATAAATCCAACATTTGGACCAAACATATCAACTGATTGGATATGAATTGATCTCATATCATATTCAGAACTGATACTATCAACCCAATTTTTAAATTTTAGAGATGCAATTGCTTTTGCAAACTGCTCTTCAGTGACGATGTCGGATTTACTAACTGGGATAGATTGTCCATTAATTTTAACTTCTGACATATTTAGCTGATCTCTATGGAATGAGTTATATTTAGCCGATCTCTATGGAATGAGTTATATATATTCGATCTCTATGGAATGAGTTATATATATTCGATCTCTATGAAATGAGTTATATATATTCAAATATGTTTTTTTAAATATAAATGAATATATATAACTCATTATATATAACTCATTATATAGATATCGACTAAATGAATAATAATTATGCATGTTTATTATTTAAATATGTAGTAAAATGGGCAGAAAATAATGATGAGTTTGAAAAGTGCATTAACCGACCATTGGGCCTAGATAGCGAAATGATTGGTGCAAATTGGAAGATAAATAAATTTTTACAAATTATTGTAATTATTTTATTCATTTTTCAGTATATTGAAATTATTTCACAAAAATTTAAATGGATACATTATTTAAATCAAATATTTATAATTAGATTAGAAAATAAAATAATCACTTCTAAAAAATTATATCAATTGGCATTTAATATTGGAAAACTTAGAGGATATCACCCATTTTGGAAATATATTTGGATATATACAAATATGGAAGATTTTATACAAATAAATGGGATAAATAATGTAATTATTCCATATAATATATATAATAAAATAGTAGCAAATTTGATTATAAAAAACTAGTATATAAAAAATGAGTTTAGATATTGTATTACACTTAGAAAAAGCTGCAATTATTGCACTAGAGGAGGAATTAAAAATAAAAAGAGGCATAGTAAATACTCTGGAATTATTAATTGGTGAAAGAGACAGCATTTTGAAAATTAAATTAGCATTTGATGAATTATTAGATGGTAAAATAGAACAAATTCAGCAAATGATTAGAGCTCTTGCTCTTAATGTTCCAATTGTTAACCATATACAATTATTTGAAAAAATTGAAATAGAATTAAAATATTTTCAATCACTTCTACCATTGATAAATAGGCCAATTTTACAAATAGAAAATATTCTGAAAAAAGATATATGGAGTGGATATGTACAAGAATATGCAATACTGGCAGATAATTTGAGTACAGCCATCGATCTAAAAAATTCATATTGTACAAGTTTAAATGCGTTAAAAGATACATTATATGATATAAGAGATAAGGTATTTCTTCAAATATGTGAAGGTGTTTGCAGTGAAAGTGTTTGCAGTGAAAGTGTTTGCAGTGAAGATGAACACATTCAAGTAATAATGGATACCATTGAACTTGTATGTGAAGGAGGACATATTAAATCTCAGATACTTATAGATAGTCAATTAATAGAAGAAATGCTTATTATTATGAGGACAAATCTTTGCAATAGGAGAAAATTTTTTAATAAAATTGATGTAAAGTGTGCATCTGATATATTATTTAATATACTCTATTTTATAGTATCAAACTGTAGGGTGTATAAATATAGTACAATTATTGCTATATTTAGATATTTTTCAGAATATATGTTTATATTGAATATGGATAAAATGGCAGAGATAATTAATTATATGTCTCTAATATTATCAAGATCGAGACTAAATATGACTTCAAAGCAAGTAACCGATATTTTAGATATTTTATTATCTAAAAGAAAATTAATTTATGAGCAACTATGGAAAGATAAAATTGTTCAAAACTTTAAACCAGAATTGACAGATAAATACTTCTATTTCAAGGCAATGAGTACAGATTTGAATATTGATTATGCATTATACTTATCCAAAAAGCGATATAATGCGCTAAAGTCAATAGATATTAGAGAATATAATTGGTATTGCAGAAGATCAATTCCTATCATTCGCAGAGCAATAGTAGATTGCGCAAATCTACCTGATGTAACTATACAGCAAAGTATGGGGATAATTGTATTATTCAATAGCCGATTTGGTCGCCATATTGGAAGTTTTTTAGGAAATTCGGGAAATTAAGGAAATTTGGAAAATTAAGGAAATTTGGAAAATTAAGGAAATTCGGGAAATTAAGAAAAATTTGAAAAATTCAAAAAATTAATAATTACGATATGCCATCCATTCATACGGGTGCTCCATATCATGGCTAATAACATCATTTAATGATTTTGGATCATCAGATGAAAATATTGGGAACATAAAATTTCCATCTGAATCTGTCCATATATTATTATCTATATCCGGGTTTGAACGTTTTAATTTATATTGCTCTGGAAATAATGTTTTAAAATCTCCTTTTTTTTGAAATCCCATGCTATTTAAATAATTTTCCGTATCTGAGGGATAAAATCTTTGAAATATATGAATACATTCATGCTCAAGTGTATTTAATTTATCTCTCTGCCTAAAAAATAATGGTGATAAAAAAATAATATTATATCTTGTATGGGGAAATCCATTTTCGTAATTTGGGTCGCTACGCTCGCCTCTTGGGCTAGACAAAGGGACTTTGTCTTTAATATCAACTTTGTTGATATGGTTACTATGATCGCCTTTTGGGCTAGACAAAGGGACTTTGTCTTTAATATCAACTTTGTTGATATGGTTACTATGATCGCCCTTATCAGTTTTAGCAAATATTATATTATGGCCAAGTATTGGGGCGTATATAGTATTTTTAAAATTATTTTTTACCATATTCATTAATGATAATAATTCTTGTTTTTCTTTTTGAGAAAAGTTTGTAGCGAGAGATGCACTTATTTGTTTATAATATTCGCTTGTGGCGCCACTTATACCCCTCGCCTTAAAATCTAGTTTAGACATATTTAATATATAATTATCTGGATCTAATAATAAAAAATTACTTGTTTCCCTTTGAGAAAAAAATGATATATTATCTCTATCATTAAATTTATTTTTTTGTGGTAATGGGGGGATATAAATTAAAAAAATAATTAATAATATTAATAATATTAATATTGATATTAATACTACTAACATTTTATTATATATAGCTAAATTTAAAAATGCTAAATTTATTTATCATCTTCATCACTATTATCGCCACTTTTTAATCCATTTTCTCCAAAAATATCAGTTTCACTTGGATTATTTAGATCAAATGCACCATCTGTACTGTCATCATCTTTAATGGCTTCAGAAGCTTTTGCACTTATTGAGGCCGTGCTTGGTGTCCATAATGAAGGTTCTTCAAATTCAACCTGTTTAAATTCAGTATGGTCAATAATCATACTATTAGCCTTCAATGTAAAACTAATACCTTGTCTAGTAATACTAACTTCAGTATAGTAATTTCCTTGAATTCTTGATCCTCGAGTTACATATTTATGAATATTTCCAAATGTCAGTGGCTCTTCATTTTCTTGATCATTTACTACTGTTGCAACAGTAGGATGCCCATTAATATCACTAGTCTTTTTATCAAAGATAGTAGGAATAATTTGGCCTGTTGCTGCGCACATTAGCTTTACTTTCAAGTATTTATTTTTTGCCCTCTCTCTATTTGCATAAAAATCTCCACTTACGCATACATTAGGTGTAAGCTTTGATTCTAGCACTAAAATGTTGTTCATAATAGTTTTAAAATCTTTTGGAAATAGCGCTTGAATTTCATTTGCACTATCTGTAGATAGCACTATATAATTGTTTTTGCGAATATTTGGATAGAGCTCATCATATTTATTAAGTACAGCTTCTGCTGTAATGGCTTTATTTGCTTCTTTTTCAGAATTTAATAAATCTACTAGCTTTTTTCCATTTGCGACCCAATATTTTGTATCATATATAATAGCATCAGAAACTATTTTCATAACTTGAAATAGCTTAGAATTCTTCGCGCCTTCAGGAATGATTAATTCTTCGCTTTCCTCATCATATTCAATTTTTGTAGTATCATATTCATTTATTAACATAACTACATCCCTCTCTCCTGGGCGGCCTTTTGCTTCTGGATTAATCTCTTGGAGTCTATTTAGCTCCTCACTACCCTCAGGAGGCTTTATTCCGCCTAAGCAAGTATCAGACTCATCGCCTGCTGTTGTAATATTAAATGGAATAATAGCATCTGGCATAGCAATATAAATATCTGTATATTTACAGCCATTAGAGCCTGGTCTCATATTTGTTCTCTTTACTTTCATACCAGGCTTGAAGGCAGATTTTGCATTACTATTATCTTTTAAACTAAATAAAAGAATTGGAGTTGAATACATACCATCTCCATCCAATTTGCCGGCATACCATCTAGGATTGCCTTCATCTGCGTTCTTTGCAGCATTTAATACTGCTAATACTTCACTTACTGGGCTATACTTTCTTTGAAATTGCTTACTTGACATTTTACGAAGATTAGATTGATCTAAAAGATATATAATATATAACTATATATTTAATAGAAATTCAAATATGATAATGCGACAATTTTTGGCATTATAGCACATTTTATTGCACTTTATCACATTTGAATATTTAAGAATATAAAGTATAAAAAAAATGGTAAAATATACTGCTAGTTTGTGCAAGAAACTAGTAGTTTATGATATCAAATTTTTATTAAATAATAATAATTTTCTTCTTTAATGCATAGGAGAATTATTTATTTGAGACTGGTCACACAGTTCTATACTATTATTTATTTGTGTATTACTATTATTTATTTGTGTATTACTTTCCTCATCATGTCCCAAGGACAATTTTATATACCCATTGCAAAAAAGGTTTATAAAACCTGTAAACATTGATTGTGTATGACTAGTATTAGAAGCGTCTTTACAACACTTAGGAAGAGTATTGTTACAACACTTAGAGGAGCTTTTAGAATTTTTTATTGCTTTACGCGAATATTGTCCCATTTTTTGTTTTTTGATTGTACGAATATAATAATAACTATCATATATGCCATAAGCATTTTTTCCTATTTTTTTCGCATTTTTTAAAAGGCTCTTTTTTTGATATAAATAAATAATATATACATACATATATAGGATGAAAAAAAATACAAAATATGCGGCAAAAAAGCCAATAGTGGCAGCAAAAGAAGCACCTGCTCCTATAAAAGCGACAGTAAATGTCCCTATAAAGTATCCATCTAGAACATTTACACAAAGAGAACAAGCTGATAAATTAACTGGATATTTGGAGGTTGGTAATAATGTATGGCCCCAAATTCGTTATGGGACCCATATTAGATATTATCTAAAAACTGGAGAGTTTAGGACAGGTGGATTTGTAGCTAAAAATCCAGTTGAAGTGGTTATTAGTGAGGATAATGATATGGAGGACAAATCACACAATGGCAAAAAAATGTATATTAAGATCCAAAATGGATTTAATGATAAATTAAAGGGCTTTTATCAATGGGTCGTTGCATATGATGATATAGATAAAATCTATATTAAACCAGATGCTGGTGTTTTAACAATGGTACACACATTAGAATCAATAGTTGGCAATCTTAATGAAAATATACAAAAATTAGCATTAACTGCAAGGGTTTTAGAAAAGCGTATCTCGCAATTGGAAAATCACTTTTTACCGGTTTACAAGTAAGCCTTTTAAAAAAAGGCTTTACCCAAAAAACGCTTCGTCTTTTCAACCTTCAAAAAGCTGACCAAAAAATACTTTTTAAAAAAATTGCGATGCCATGGCTTTTGGGTGAAGCCTTTCACTTTTTAAAAAATTTTTGTCAAGACAAACGTATCAAAAATTAAAAGGCTTTGCGACGCCTACGCAGTGGCCTTTAGGCCGATTCCATATGTCTTTTAAGGCCGCTTCTAATATCACTACGACGATTATGATGTCTAACTCGATCACCAAATGCTGTATTTCCAGCATAATAATTATTAGAATACCCCATTTGTTCAAATGGTTGTTGTCCCATTATAGGAAAATTTAGCTCATTGCTTTGTGATGCAAAAATAGGGCGTGTTGATGGGCTTTCTTTCATAATAGTTCTTCCCGCTCTTAGAAGGTGCCTGATGTGATTTCCTGAAATGTCGTCCATTATTTTTAATCAATTAATTATTAATAATTAATATTATATTTATTATATATTATTAATAATATTAATTATTAATAATTAATTAATTAAATATATTGAGATAGCATATATTTATCATTATAACTTAAATAATTAGGTACATATGTATCACTAAATGCAACATATCCAAAATTTTCTGGACCGGAAAACATAATATTATATATAAGAGCATTTACATTTTTTTTTGAATAATTTTTTGGAATAAAAATTCGCATTCCATTATTCATATTATATATATTATATATATCATATACAGGAGCTGTTGGATGATCATTAAATTTACTATAGATATGGCCCCCATATATATCAATTTCTGGATAAAAATTTCCCATATTTCCATCTTCTAATAATATAAACTTTTCCAAACTATTTAATGATGTGCTATTTTGTATAGTTTGCTTGCCAAGATTATGTATACTTTTGCCTTTATTTTTCATAAAAAGAGTTGATAAATTATCTCTTTCCATTTTTATAATTGAATTTATATAATTATATAATTATAAAAAGATATATTTATAATATTATGAATTTTTCATTAGAGTTAGAGCCATTAGAGCCATTAGTACCCCCTGGTTTTGCACCATTAGTGCAGCCTAATCTTGCATTATTAACTCCTATAATTAAAACACGCTCCAAATCTGTAAAATTTGCAGATGTTACTGATCAAGAAGATGCTGATAATAAAGAAGATGCTGATGATCAAGAAGATGCCGATGATCAAGAAGATGCTGATAATAAAGAAGATGCTGATAATAAAGATACTAAAGATACTAAATCAAAATCTGCTAATAATCTTAAAAAAATTTTATTAAATAAGATTATTAATGATAAAATTTGTATTACAGAAGATAATAGCATAAATTTAATATTTTCTGATGGGTTTATACAAAAAATTAATAATGGAGAATCAAAAAAACAAATATTATTATCAATGCGAAATGGTACTCCAAATATATTTTTTAAAATGTGGGAATTTACCACATTTGTAAATACTAGTCATCAAAAATTATTAAAAGAAGGTACAGAACTTACAGTACTAGAAAGTATATATTTATATTGCCCAAATAATAAATTTTCACATAATTTACTTTGCAAAAAATATAAATTAAATATTAAGTCACATATTATTCTTGTTATTAACTTATATGAAATTACTCAAAAAAATTTATTTAATATATTTGGTTTAGAATATTTAAATAATTTACCATTTGATAATATCATTTCAGAATATCATAAATTTAGTAGAGAGCTTAAAACTTTATTTAATGATTTTTATAGCATAGATTGTCCTAAATGCGGATGCATTACAAGTATTAATTTTATGAAAATATTTCCAAAAACTGTTACATTTTGTAAATGTGCAAAATGTCGATACTTAATAAGCAAATGCGCAAGTACAAATGCAAGTACAAGTACAAATAATTAAATAAAATTTATATAAATAAATGCATATTCTGGATTATGTATATAATTAGAAATAACCTCTTCATAATTCATTGTTAATTTATAATCTTTTTTTATAATTAAATATAATCTATATGATAGATTGTCTATAGGACTTAATTCTTTTTTTACCCCCTTATTATTTTGAGAAAAGTGACATGCTACTCTTTCAATTAAATTTGATGTAAATTTATCAAAATCTGCAAATTTAGAAGACCATTCAGGAAATAATAAAAGAAATTGTTGTCTATATGATGTGTATATATCATCTTTTCCATTTTTTAAAAATGCCCTCATTGCTATATATTGCATTCTATTTAAATAGTTTAAATTTTCAGAATATATTTTATAATCTTTATGATATTTATAAATTATTTTTTCAATAATTTTTAATAATGGAGATTTAATAATTATTGTTTGTCCATTATATCTGAGAATATATCCATATTGAGGAATAAATGTATCTTCAGTGGCGTTACCTGCTTCCTCAATGGAATTGCCTTCAATATAATTTTTATTTATATGAAGATATGCATTAATAAATGATGACATACATTTAAGTTCTATAATTTTTGTAGTAATTGTACCCTTTCCAATTGATCTATAATCACATTTTTCCTGTATTGGCAGTATATCAGAAGGGTATAATCCCCCGTATATAGGAGTGTATTCACCCATACCAACATTTACATATTGAACTTGCCAAATTTTTTCACCATCTGCCTTCATTGGGTGAAAATTGTGATGGCGAAATCCCATAGTATAACAAAAATTAGGATCTAAATTAGTAAATGTTAATATTGTTTTAATATCGGTTTTATGTGCAATATATAAAATATCTATTCCAGTTTGAGCTTTAAATTCAGGATATAGCCTATCAACTAGATCATAGAATACTTCAGCATATGTCATTTTTCCCATCCACTTATATGAAGAAATATCATATCCATTATTTGATGCCATTGACCACATTCTTCCATTTTGCGGATGCATCCAGCTATATAGTGTTACCATAGTACCATCTTCAATTTTTATAATATCACATACCTCATCCGCCAATGTCTTATTAATTTCTAATAATTTTTTATTAGATACTACCTTTATAGATGGTGGTGGCGGTATTGATATTGGCTTTAATGTTGTAGAATCAACAATAATTCCATAATATGGTGAATATATATCCCTAATCATAAATTTTGTAGAATTTATATTTATATCTTCTACAGGGTTATAATAAGTATTTTTTTGACCATAAGGAACTTCTAAAAATTGAAAATTTATTAATGACTCATCAATTGGATCTACATTCTGCTTCTTATTAACAATTTGTCTAGATTTTTTATTACTATATCTATCTATAGCGGATATAGATAATGTTTTTGCATCTGTATTCACTTTGCCTTTTACATCTGCTTTGCTTTTTACAGGTGTTAATTCTTGTACAGGTGTTAATTCTTGTACAGGTGTTAATTCCTTTGCAGGTGCCTTTAATGCTTTAGTTTTTTCTTTTAAAGGCGGGGGGTCTATTTGTTCTATTTTAATAGGATTAATAATAGGATAATCTAATATATTATCATACTTTTTATTACCGGCATTAATTAAATTCTCCAGTAGACTCATAATAAATAAGCTCTATTTAAATATAATATTATTTATATAATATAAAATCAAATATAAAAAATATATTTACCCAAATGGAGAAAAAAATAAAAATAATAGATATTCAAAAAAAGATAATAGATTTGGCAACTGTAGATTTAGATGATTTACAGACTGCGTTAGATATTATATTATCTGAAGATACTACATTAAATGTACAATCAATATATGGATTTAAAGATCTTTCAGAAAAATTAAAATATAATACTTTAATAAGAAATAATTTAGAAAATATAATTTCAATAGATATTAGAACTGTTTTTAAAGATATGGCAATTATTCCAATTATTGATTCATTTGGTCTTTATGCATTTTCTGATATAAATGAAAATTTGTATAAAACAAAAATACCAAATAATTCTATGGCAATTATATTGAATATAAATTCTATGGAGATTAAGGATAATAAAAATAATAAAAATAATAAAAATAATACTGACAATACTGATAATACTGACAATACTGATAATGCATATACTTCTTTAGATAAAAATTTATGTCCAATACAAATTTCTAAAGATGAGATGGTATCAATTTCACATATATTAATATCTGAAAAATATGAATTATTTTCCCTCATTAAAGATTCTTTTAAAGATTTCTTTAATAATTATTTAGGACTTAGTACATATTTAAATAATGGATCATTTCACCTACCATTTATTAATTTAATTTCTAATATTTATCCTAAATTTAATTTAAATTCTAATGCTCACATTGATAAAACTTATTTTAATACAGAATATAATAAATCAGTATTTAAATACCATATAGGGAAGAATACTATTATTCCTATAGATAGATACAAATATGTATATAATAAATCTAATGATATAATCCATTTTGTTATAAATAGTTATATTAGATACTCTATTCCATTTTTTGCATGTAAGCATATATCTAATGGAATATTAAATTCTTCAATAGTCTCTAAGCCTATTATATATAAAACATGGCTAACTGAAAGCAGCCGAGAGGCATTAATTATATTTTTAAAAAAATTATTAAATATAAATAATTTAAAAATAAATGATAAGAATTTTATATTTGATGGTACGCCTATATATGAAATTTATAATCAAGGTGCATTAAATATTTTATATTATGTGTTAACAAATAATGATATACCATTAATTGATAAATTTTATTCTAATTTAATATCTACTAATAGTAAAAAGGTACAAAAATTCATTATTGAAAAAAAATATTTAGAAAATCAAAATAAAATTAAAATATATTTATTGTTAATAGAGGCAAAATTGGGAATTATTAAATTAAATCAAATTATTAATAATAAGGAATCTTTATCAGATATAAATTTAATAATTTCTAAATTAGAGCCCCATGAAAAAGATATTATAAATAATGCCTATAATAATCAAATGATATTGCTAAAAGCTATAGGGGAAAATAAATGCCCGCATATAAAAATATATAATAGACTAAGAAGATCAAATAATGCTAATCAAACAATATCTCTATTAAAAGAACTTCTTACATATTCATCAAAGGGTAATGATAATAAAAGCAATTGGGTAATTTGTAAAAAATGTAATTATCCATTAATATGTCCGCATGTTATTGATAAATTGCAAGCAGAGGTAAATATGAAATCTTATGATGAAATTATCATTATATTAACTAAGTACTTTAATACAGTCACCACTAAAGAAAAGAATGAAAATTTATACAATTATTATTGCTCTATCTGTAGCGAAAAAATTGCAGAGACTAGTGAAGAATTTAATTATAAAAATAGCAAAATGGGAGATATAAATAATTTTATAAAAATAAAATTATGGTCAGTAATTACAAATAGTATGGAATATATAACATTTGCCTCACCAATAAATCCAAATTATTTTGTAAATACCGCAACAGAAATATTATATGATATTATTAATAAATTAAATAGTACAAAAAAAATAAATTTATCAGAATTATATAAAGATGACGCCGCTGAAGAAATTGATCCATTAATATACTTTTATTGTATATTATTTACATATGCATATATTTTAAATAAAATTTTAGTAAATAAAAATATAGAATTAAAAGAAACTTTTAAGAAAACATCTTCTGCGGGATATGCAGAGGCCATTATTAAAATTATACTTAAAAAGTATGCTTTATTAATAGCGCAACTATCCTTAAAATTAGAATTTATAAATAAAAAATTTGTAGAAGCCTATAAAATTGTAAAAGAGCTTAACTCCACTGAAGATGAAATATATACCCCTATAGAAATGGAGCAAATACCTATATGTGATGCACCATATAGATATGCCAAAAATATAATAAAAATGATATCATCAAAAGAAATAAGTGAAAGAGATATGTTTATTAAAATTTTAGGAAAGCCCCCTGAGTATTTTATTGAAAAGGTAAAAGCAATTAAGAAAATTCAATTTGCAAAGGATTTTGAATTTATTATAAAAATGAAAAATAATAATTTATATTCAGAATTATATATACCATTACCCATTACCCATTTTATTAAAGATCTTAATGCTAAAGGGATAAAAGCGGCAATTAAAGACAAAGGCACAATTAAAGGCAAAGGCACAATTAAAGGCAAAGACAAAGAGATAACAATTAAAGGCAAAGACAAAGGCACAATTAAAGACAAAGCGGCAATTACATTAAAATCAAATTCTAAATATGGTGAAAGTATATTTTATGAAGCATATAATATATTTCATCAATATATTGCAAAAATATATTCACAAAAAGAATATAATGAATATATTATTAAATTAAATAAATTTAAACAAATAGAAAATAAATTTATAGCACGTAAACAATTTAATTATGCATTTTCTGTCTTTTATTTTAATATAAAAAAGACAAGGCAATATATTAAAAAAAATGTAAATATATCATCAATATATGATGAAAATGGAAACTACCACAAATGGGACATATATTGCTATGAAGATGAAGATCTTACATTATCACAATTAAAAGAAAAGAAAAATTGGACTGATAGAATTTTAGATTGTAAATGCTCTATTTGCGGAATTAGGCAAAAAGATTTGCATAAATTAAATGAACAAAAAATATTAAAAGCAATTGCATTAAAATCAGAAATTGATGTATTTTTTATATTTTATCAATCACGGTGCCCAGAGGGTAACCTGCATGAGTGGGATGATAAAAAATGCAAAAAATGTAATTTATATATTAATTATATTATTATTAAAACTTCTGATGCGGTAGAATATTATAATAAATATTATAATATATATAAGGCTGCAATAGGTGTCCTTGCTATGACTAATAATGCCTCTGCATCTGCCTCTGCCTCTGCATCTGCCTCTGCGTCTGCATCTGCCTCTACATCTGCCTCTGCATCTGCCTCTGCATCTAACTCTGCGCCTACCTCTGCCTCTGCATCTGCCTCTGCATCTGCATCTGCCTCTGCCACTACCGATACTAATACTGCATTAGCTAATATAGATTACTCATGGGTAGTTAAACTTTCTAAATTTGCAAAAATTGATGTAAAGGTGATAGAGGCTATAGGTTGTATGAATTTTAGGAAGTATGATAATATAAAAGAAGGTAAAGATATTGATTTACAAGTACCATTTACATCTATAGAAGATGAAAGAATATATTCTGCAAATGCGGAAATTAGATATATTTTTACTATGTATTCATTATTATTAAATATAGAAAAAACTAAAAATGATGAGCTTATTGCACTATTGGATAAAATAAATTTTCCAAAATTTGAATATAAAAATATAGCAAATTTCCTACCTTCCATATCTTCATCTAAATATAATTTAGAATTTAATTATATGAAAACTAAATTAGCAGCAAAAGACTTATTTTTATTTACCATTAATCATTTAAGTTTTTATATAATAATGATTGCAAATAATGCAAGTGGTGCAAATAATGCAAGTGGTGCAAATAATGCAAGTGGTGCAAATAATGCAAGTGGTGCAAATAATGCAAGTGGTGCAAATAATGCAAGTGGTGCAAATAATGCAAGTGGT